ATTGTCCCCGATGCCGGAAACGCGTTTGAACTAGCAAGAACAATGTTAGTTGTTGTTGTATCCGTTAATGCAGTTGCAAGAGTATTGGTTGCGGCCCCATTTGTGGTACCACCAAACAAACCTGAACTCCAACCAAAACCTGATTCTTGTGTAGAAGGCCCTACGTTATAATAACATAGGACAGAAGCGGAACCAGCATTAGTCACAGGCGTGCCGGCTTCGTTAGTAGCCATTGTAATTGTAAATGTTGTAGAACTTGGTGTAGAAGTCACCATAAATTTTTCATCTTCAAATGTGGCGTTTGTAAAAGTAGATCCAGATAAACCAGAAACAGCATCAAATAATACTATATCATTATCTAGCAAACCATGATCAGATGAAACAGTTATCGTGACTGTTGATGATCCTGCTGTACTTGTAAAATTTGCGCCAGTAATTGTAGTTCTTATAGGGTGGATATCATAGAATTCACCATCTGAAAAAACATAAAGAATCCTGTTAGTGCCAATTGCAGAATACTTTATACCTATATTATCGTCCCAGTTATGTATAGCTCTTGCGGCACCAGTTAGTTTCTCTGTGCCTAATTGTTCCCAACCGCCTATTTTTTCAGGAGAACCGTATCTAAAACGTACATTGTCACCGTCAAACCATTGCCCTTCGGCACCTGTTTCGGTAACTTGTTTATTAAATCCTGGTGCAAAGCCTAATTTTTGTAGCATAATATACCACTATATATGCTTTTTATTTTTTTGTCAGTATTATATTCCAATCTAATTTATTAAGTAAATCGTCAAATAAAACATCTTTAATATTGTATTTTTCTATGTATTTATTCATCTCTAATATGTCAAGTATAATCCAATGGGTGGTTGTTTCAAAAACCATTTTATCTGCATTAGAATTTGTGTTACCTGTTTTTTCTAGTTTTTTATCATCTATTTTAGACATCCCACGTACATCAAATTTAAATATTTGATTAGACTTATCTTTTAACATTCCTTGTACATGCCATGATTCTGGTTTATTTGGATAAGTAATATCTTTTAAACATTCTTTAACAAATCTTTTAAGTATGGACATTCTATGTTATTTTTTAAACCAAGAAGGGAGACCTAAATGTGGACGCTTGTCAAACATATTATTTTTAGCGCCCGGTGTTTTACGATTGTTATAATGCAAAAATACTTGTACACATTCATTACCTCTAAATTTATTTCGCCAATGCTCTAATTCACATCCAGAATAGACTAACATATCCCCTGGTTTTAAATCTACTTTAATTCCTTTTTTATCAGTTTCCCCAGATGGCTCTAAATAGATTGGCCAATCATCACCACCAAGATTCATAGTAGTTGATATCTCACAACTAAATCTATCTTTGTGTCTTTTAAGTTCATCACCTTTTTTATAAATTCTTGCATAAGTATAAGCTGGATATAGTTTTAGTCCTGTTACCTTTTCCATTTTTGGCTGGCATTTAAGCATTAAAGTTTCCATAGCTATATTAGAATATTGACTATAAGTATGTGGTATTTGTTCATCCTGTCCTTCATAGTATCCTATAATATTTTCAAAGGGTGATATGTATCTTGTAGCTCTACACGTATCATAAACTTGTTTTTGCATACTAAAATAATTTGCAATAAAAATTGCAAGGTCCTTGTCTATTACATTTCGTATTACTATATATTTATTTTTTTTAAAACTCATATTAAAAATAATTAAAATTAATTGTTATTCTTCTTTTTTCATTATTACAGATAGAACTACTATGTTTTTTACTAGGGTCAAAAAAAACAGCTCTGTTTGCTTTAGGTAAAACTTTCTTGTCTCCAAAATAAGTCTCACCATTATTATCATTTATATAAAACAAGCAACCTTTATGTTTATATTTAAAATCAGTGTGGTCTTTATTTTTTCTTTTTTCTTTTTCACTTACATATAAATTTCCTTTTATTCTTAGTAAAGATTTACATTCTATTTTATTTAAAAAATTTTTAAATAAATAAAAAAAATTACTTTTTATATCCATAGAGTTATAAAAAAGATGAGTAAAATAAAAATTATTAGTATCTTTTTCATCTGTTATATAATCATTAAAATACCAGGGGAAGTCATCACCCATTAAAATATTTTTTATGTTTTCAAATTCATCATTTGTTAAAAAATTATCTACTATTTTCATTGTTTTATAAATCTTAAATTGCCAGAAATTGTATGTTGATTTGATGTTTTTAAAACCATGTGTTCTAAAAAACTAGGGAATAAAATAATTTGTCCTTCTTTACAAAATGGTTGAAATGTCTTAGCATACATATACGAAATATTAGGAAAGGGTTCTATAAAATTTCTACTAGGATTAAAAAACAAAGTTTTACCACCTTTTTCTTCTACCTTTTTATAGATTATAAATGAAAAATCTGACCGTATGTGTATATGTGGTTCTTGAAAATCTTTATTTTTATATATGTTTTCCCAAATATTAATCAAAACAATTTTAAATTCTTCTTGTTGTTTTTCTTCAAAAAGTTTTACTATTAAGTTTAACAAGTAAGACAAAGAATTTTTGTCAATAATATTTTGTATATCTTCATTTAAATTTTTTTTGTATGATGAAGATATATCAGAAACCCATGTTTTTTCTAATTTAGAATTTTTTAATTTAATTTTTTTTAAATTAATTTTACCAATATAAATGGGTATTTCAAATAAATTTACAATCATAAACTTTATTTTTTCATTTACCAAAAACCCCATTAGGTATAGCTTGTATATTCCAATGTATAAATCTAAAAGGTTCTTTACCATAATCTACTGAAAATTCGTGTTCCAAGTATCCTGGAAATATAATTAATGTTCCTGGTGTAGGTTTAAAATGAATAAGCTCACTACCAATTAATATTTTTTTTTCATCTTTCATTTTTAATTTTGTAGCTCTAGCACCGGTCCTGGGTTCGTGAAATACAGGATAAGATGTTTTGTCACTACACTTTAAAAAATAAAAACCTGACACATGTTGATTCCAATGTACATGTGCTGAATGATGACCACCACCTTTTTTAGCAAACTCTTGTACCCACATCTCACTAAACATAGTTGTATATTGTTGCATATCAAAACCCTGCCAATCTAGAAAATCCCATGATTTTTGTCCTACATAGTTTCTAAAATCTAAAAAATTATTATCTAAAGTAAGGGGTGTGGAGTGATAAGAGATTCCAAAATCTCCAAATTTATCAATATGTGATTTTTTTTTTTTACGAGATTCTTTAATATATTTGTTGGAAGCTTTATTTAATGATTGTATAAACTCTGGTTTATGCTCTATCCATATAGGTGTCTGAAAATAACTATGGGCTTTCATCATACAAATCGGTTCCCTAAATTCCACATTACCAAAGAATATCTAGTTCCTTTTGTTACTGGTTTTACTCTATGCCACATAAATGAAGGAAATACAATAATAGATCCTTTTGGTAGTATCTCTTTACATTGTTTTAAATGATGTAACTCATTTCTCATAGGTGGCTCATAATCTCTAAAATCAAATTCTAATTCCCCTCCTGTATATTCTGATCCATCAGTCAGTTGACATGTCATAGATAGTTTTCTAATTTTATTTTTATTTGGGTTTTCTGTAAAAGGAAATTCATCACAATGCCAATCATAGTATTGTCCTAGTTTATATTTCGTAAATTGACATGTTTGAGACCAATCGGTTTGAAAATTCCACCCTGCCTTTACATTTGCTTCTACAACATAAGGCTGTACTTCTTTATATATCCACTGTTCGTCTAGCCAAACAACATTAGATTTTCTTTTTCTTTGTGAGGTTTTAATTTGTGCATCTGAAAAATTTTTTGTGTCTTTAAATCCTCCTACTTTAGCTACATATTCTTTTTTATTTAAAGCATGTTGAATTACATCATCACAAAACCGAGGAGTTAAAGCTGACTTAAAATACCAGTAGTTATTTTCTAAATTCATGCGCCTTTATTTTTTTAATACTTTCTTATACATAAAAAAATAAATATAAACTATTCTAAATAAAAATCAATAACTAGTTGGATTTATTCACCCAAGAAGTACCATTCCAATCGTATTTAATTAAGTCAATACCTACATCAGTAGGTTTATCATTAGATTTAGACATTTCCCAACCTTTGTTATTATTAGATTGATAAAGTTCCTCATTCCAAGAAATTCTGTATGTGATTATAGAATCACCAGATCCTTCTGAAATAATTGATGGGTATGTTATAGGTGCTTGCCATCTAGCTTCAGAAATATTTTTAGTCCAAGAATTATATGGTTGTACATTCCAAAATATATTATTAGTAGAATCATAAGTTCCACCTATGTATGCATAGTTACCTCTAAATGGTGTACCATTTTCTAAATGTTTATTTTCTTTAGTGTTGTAAGATGTTTTAATCCATTTATTTGCAGGCCAATTGTTGTGTGTTTCTAAATGAGTTTGACCAATAGATTCTATTTCTACTCCTTCAGAATTTTCAGTGTAGGAATCTTCCATGTAGAGTACATTTAAAACTAATCCATTATCATCTATTTTAGCAAAGTGTGCCATATTATTTTACTTCCTTCATTATTGAAATTTATACCTTATCACAACTTTTCCAGAACCACCGTTTCCACCTTGTGATCCTCCAGTAGCACCGCCACCACCACCGCCGCCACCGCCACGATTTGTTGCTCCAGCTCCTCCTGGTGTAGGTGCGTATGGACTTCCTGCTCCACCAGATCCGCATGGACTTGCTGCTCCACCAGTGCAATCATCTGCTCCACCACCGCCACCACCACTATATCCTACAGGTGATGCTGTAATTGAATTAGCTATTCCATTTCCACCTCTTCCACCAGTAGATCCTGATGCATTAAGACCTGAACCACAAATTCCACCGCCGCCACCGCCGCCTAAAGAATCTGCATTACCACCTCGACTTCCTTGTGAGGGACTTACTGGAGGAGCATTACCTGGTGCAAATCCTCCATATGGATAAGCTCCACCTCCGCCAGATCCACCATCTCCACCGCATTTTGATACTTCTCCACTTCCACCTTGTCCACCACCTGTTGATGTTATTGATGAAAATGACGATGGTCCACCTTGACTTGCTCTTCCACTTGAAACACCATTGCCGCCACCACCAACAGTTATTGGATAACCTTGGGCAGATACCGGAAGAGCGGCAACTCCATTTGTAGCGGGACCGCCTGTATAACATGCGCCAGAAGAACCTCTAAATCCTCCACCACCGCCACCGCCGGCATTATTAAATCCTGCACCGCCGCCTCCAGCGACAACTATATAATCTACAGTATTTGAACCCGCTGCATTACCAGCAGAAGATACACAAAATGTTCCTGGACTATTAAATACATGAATTTTAAAATTACCAGAAGTTGATACACTTCCACCACTTGCTGTTACAAATGCTGCATTTGTGGCACATCTAAAATCTCCCATTGTAATTTGACCTGAACTTGGAATAGGTCCGTTAGGTGCTGGTGAACCTGAAGGCACATTTGCCCCACCTGCATAATATTCTGATATTGAGATAGGATTTGATCCACCAAATTCAGTTTGAATTTGTGATAATTTAGGGTTAGCTGGTACAGCCATTTATTAACCCTCCTTTTTTGTTAAGCTCTCAACTTTATCCTGTAATTGTTTCACTGCTTCGATTAACAAACAAGTTAGTCTATCATACTTAACTGCTTTAATGCCGTCTGGTCTTTGACCAACTGCTTCTGGTAAAACTTTTTCCACTTCTTGAGCTATAACACCTACATCTCTTTTTCTAACAAAGTAACCATCTTCGCCACCTCTTTGATCTATGTAAGATTTTTTCCAATCAAATAAAACTCCGTTTAATTTTTTTACAGCGTCTAGTGCATTTGGGATATTTACAATATTTTCTTTAAGTGCAACGTCAGAAGAATAAAAAGCAGTTACATCATTAGTAGCTCTTATTTCTCCAGTTGTTCCTGAAGCAGCAGTTCCTACTCCGAAAGAGTCCACTTGTGTATCTTCAAATTCTACGTTACTTGCTGTACCTAGTCCTAAAGAAGTTCTAGCAGTAGCGCCACTTTCTGCAACCCAAGTTGAACCGTTACCAACAATTATATTACTGTCAGTTTTTGCTAAACCACCAATTGCCGTTAAATCTGCGTCGTAAGCTTGGACATTACTTCCAATAGCTACACCAAGAGAAGTCCTAGCAGTAGAGCCGCTTTCTGCAACCCAAGTTGATCCATTACCAACAATTATATTACTGTCAGTTTTTGCTAAACCACCTATTGCCGTTAGATCTGCATCATAAGCTTGAACATCAGTTCCAACAACTAAACCAGAAAAATTATCGTTAATTTGATAAAGACCTGTATTTGTTGCAACACCATCAAGGTAAATAATTTTGTATCCTTTGTCTGTAGCTGAAAAAGTAACGGTTGCTCCTGAACCAGATACAGCTTTTAATTGTACTGTGTAAGCACCCGATGTACCATTTTTAATAATGTAAAAATTTTCTGTAAGTAAAGGAAAAGCTATAATTCTGTTTCCAGTTATTGATCCTGTTAATTCGATAACTCTTTGTTGAGCAGTACCTGTTAAAGCACCATCTGCAATAGTTAAAGTTGTAGTTCCTGCGCCACCTGCAGTAGAAACTTCTAGAACACCACCTGTAAGTTGTTCAATTAAACTTAAATTTG